GTTTCATCAAAGTGTCGGGTGCGACATTGGTGCGGAGTATCCTCGTCAGCTTGGCTCATCAGTTCCGCAAGTATGTCTACGCCCTCGTCCAATAACTTTTTATATTTTATATTTTCTTTCATATATCCTCCTAGATGGAAGGTGGGGGATTAAACCCCACCCTCCTCTTGAGCAACCTCACCAGCATCGCCACCATCTTCCTCACCCCCGCCAGAGTTTTCCTCGTTGGCTTGGGCGAGACTGGCTTTGCCAGCATCGGTAAGTTTGTAGACTGCTTCCTCTCCCCGACCTTCCTTCATCACCTTGCCCTCTCGGATGAGTTGTCGGATGATGAGATAACCCCGCTGAACATTTCCATCTACAGCGTTGGTTACATCGGTTTGGGTCAATGGCTCGGCAAGCGAGAGAACCTTTTTCAAATCCTCTTGCCAGCGCACTTTGCGAGGGTCAATTTGGGCAGGGGCAGTTCCATCATTCACCCGAATTGCATTGTCCAAATCGAATCCGTTGTGTCCTAGACGAAGCTCAACATTATAGAGTCTGCCATAGCGATTCTTTGTGCTGTAAATCACACGCACATCTTCATCGGTCACGCTGGAACGCATCATAAAGTTTGCGTCCACGGCGTGAGGAATGAGAGTCGAACCCCGATAGTTGTTGCTCTTTGTGACGTGAAGAATCAATCCAAGAACACACTCTGTCTTTTTGCTAGACTTAATCATCTCGTGGAGACAATAGCTTTCCTTCTCCCTAGCATTCATCTTCTTTGCCGTGGTGAGACATTGAAAGCTGTCCACCACCATCACATCCACTTGGCTCATCATTTCAATTACCTTGTCTACATCAGTTTGAATTGCGATGTTCACATCCTTCAAACCAAGACGGCGACAAGTGTAAGCCAACATCTCACGGCTTTCTTCGCCAGAGATATAAGCAGTTTTGATTCCCACCTTGGTCATGCAATTAAGCATTTGAAGGAGGAAGGTTGTCTTACCAAGACCAGCACCAGCCGCAAGAGTAAAAACGGTAGATGGTAGCAAACCTTCGCCACCGAAGATTTTATCCAACATCTCATTTCCAGTTTTCAAACGGCGGTTGAAAAGATCGGGGATAACGATCTCGCTAACCTTCGTAAGATTGGTTTCGTTGTGGGAGAGGTTCATCACCGCTCCGCTGTTAGGGGTCGTTGCTGTTGTGTTGCTCATAGGTTGGAGAGTGACAGATTTTGGAAATAATACAAGAAAATAATCTTATATTTTATGGGGGTGGGTGAGTTATTAAAACGGCTAATAGCCATCATTAGCTCACCTTATGCATGAAGATGGGCGTGTAATCACCCACATATGCACCTTCGGTGTTGTAGCTGAAAAATTCTTCAGCTTCATCGGGACTCATATCCTTCTCCAAAATCTTGATGCATTTGGCTCGGTCATATATCGCCACATTCTTTCCACCAAATGCACTTCCAATTCCAATGAATGCACCATCAAAATTATCTGCCAATAATATCTTGTTCGCTTCATCTGGATAATACTCCTCGATGAATTCGCTGATCATTTTACGATTAGGGTTTTTATTCTTTATTCTTTTCATTGTGCTTTCTCCTTTTTGCCAGTTATCAAGTATTGTTTGATATATTGGCCGTTTAGATTTTCTATATTCACTTCACTATACTTCCTGCGATATATGGTATCTGCAAGAAGAATGGGATCTTTACAATAATAAGCATCCCCATTTCTGTTGAATACCCGCCAAAGATCTTGTCCAACGCAGACAAGGTTCTTCAGCTTGCTTCTTAACTTGGCTGTCATTCTCACTTGGTTACGCTCCTTTGTTTTAGGGTCATCAGAGGTAACCATATTCTTTTCTTTCTTGCAAGTCTTTTTTTGCAAAATCTTCTTCTTCATTACTTGATGTATTTATTTCAAAATAACAAAAAAGATTTTATATATTTTAAAAAAGAGATGTTGCCGGGGGATGGCAAGCTCCCGGAACTAATTCCTGGATCCTGGATCCTGATTCTAAAAAACGGGACTGTAAGACTCTTACAGTTCTGCTGCCGCTGCAGCGGCCCTGATCACGCGTGAATATCAACCAGGCGGCGGCATTTGGTCTTCAGGGCCGCGATGAAATCGTCACCCAGGTCATACTCCAGATGCAGCTCTTCCAGGAGCTCAGTGTTCTGCAGTGCAACCAATGCTGCATGCGCCAATACCAATGTTTCACTATCGTCGAAATGCATTTTATATTATTTTATTTTTGTTGATGTTTCTTCCACGAAATGAATGGCTTCTTTTCTCACGTACCATGGCCAGGGCCAACTGCAGTCAATCAACACGGTGTAATGTTCAGTGTTGCTGACACCGCTTATCTTGCCATACAAACGGTCCCCGTCATCGGTTTGAAATGTGACGCTGCGGCCCACATTCTTTTCCATTAGCTCCAGCTGCAGCTCTTCGTCTGTTATCATGGTATTTTCCTTTGACATGCTTTTTGGATCAACGTTTCTATTAGACAGGTTTGTCCATCAGACATGTTGTTCCTGGGTGGTAATGGTAAGGATATATTATCGTTCCGCCGGAGTGGAAAGAGATGTTCCGCTATCCAGGGTGGTCGGAATGCACGGGATATGAACCGTGCACTCACGGAAGATAATAAATTAATATATTATTTCTTGTGCTTGCCGTTAATGGTGATGGCGCTCTGAAGCACTTCCGGGCTGATCTCCGGAAGACCGGCCCCGGAACTCAGTTGCTCGCGCACCTGCTGCACGTTCAATCCCTGGCGCAGCAACTTGAGCGCAGGACGGCTGATGTATTGGCTCCTGAACTCAGCGGGCTTGGTGCTGAGATATCCGCTGCCTGCAGTGCGCGTGGCACCGGTAATCAGGCATACCAGCTTTGCAGTTTTACCTTCACTCTTGCGGCCCCGACGGGTTTCAGTGGTTGATGTATTCATATTGTTTTCTTCTCCAGTATTATTCTTTTCAGAAATCTCCGGGACAGCAGCATCTGCCGCTTTCTTCCCGGGAACTTCATCCAGATATGTAATAGTCATATTTCTTATATAAATGAATTGTTTACATTATCAACTGTTATTTTTATAAAATCTCTTAAATTGTTGATACTTAATGATATTATTTTACAAAAGATTATATATATTATATTTTAAAAATATTAAACAAGATGCAACAGCTAATCAGTTCTGTAATTTTCATTGATGGCGTATAACATATACAGGTTGGTATTTTTGTGTATTCGGCCCACTTTAAAACAGAATCCGCAATTGCTCAGTTTGCTCATGATCCATAACATATTTGAAAAATCCCGCATATCATTGGTCAATATGCTGTGTATGTGAAATTCCACAGATATTTGTTTCACCTTTTTTAACAATTGTTCTGGGGCATCTATGAAAAAATTATGTTCCATGCCTTCCACATCCATTTTGAGAAAATCTATTTTTTGCAAATCAAATTGTTGGAATATGCGTGGCAGATCATAGAAAAAATCATGCTGTTTGTTTTGCAACAACATGTTTGCACCAGGAAAACAGAGATCATGTACCATGTTTCCTTGGCTTATGATCCGGGCAGTTTTTTCATTGCCACAAACAAAACCATTCACGCATGTTATTCGAGGATCATTGCAGTTTTTTTGCAAATAAATGAAAGTTTCTGGATCTGCTTCCATGCTGATGACTTTTTCCGCTTGGTTTTCCACGGCGAAATTTGAAAATGTTCCAATGCTGCTTCCCAGATCCACAACTGTGTCCCCTGCTTTTATCATCAACCCGTGGCGATCATATTCATGGTCGTTGATTATTTCATTATATATTCGCCTGTAAGATTCTAAAATATCTGGTTGCCAATTGGGATTGAGTTTATAATCTTCAAATTTCATTCTTTATTTTAACAAGGTTGTTGTTTATGTCAATTTTGATAAAAAATCTGTAAACACCTGATATTGAATGGAATATTTTTAAAAAATAAATGATTTTGAAAATAAAAAACTTTATATATTTTATAAAAATCGAACCCTGGTGCCATGTCATGCTTATCCTGGACAGACGTTTCTATTAGAATGGTTTGCCTGTCAGACATGCAGCGCAGTCAACTGCACGGGACCAGGGTGATTATCAGGATGACAACTGCAGATTGTATTGTTTTTTATATTGCTTTAAACGTTGCCTGAGTTTAAACAGTCCCTGATTTTCCAATTGCCGCACACGTTCCCGGGTAACACCCCATTCACCTGCCAGCATCTCCAGTGTGGGAATGTGTTCAGGATCAGTAAAACCAAAACGGGCCCGCAATATGTGCGCCACGCGATATGGCAGCTCATTGATCATGTTGTTGATTATTTTATATTCCTCTTCATTGTATGTAGGTTTTTCATTTTGCTCTGGCAGCTCGAAATATTCACCGTCGTCATTCGGTTTATCCAGATCTACCCGGGTGCATACGCGGCCCAGTGTGCGGACCGTGCTGTTGCTCAGGCGGCTGTCATCGTTGTTTACACCATGGCCCAGCTGTTCTTCCAGTTCATGTTTCTCCCGGTAAGCATTGGCCACATCATCATTGAACCGGTATGGCACACTGACCACGTTGCTGTTCTTTTGAATAAAGCGACGAATTTGATGCTTGATGTAGTATGCTGCATATGTGCCAAAGCTGGCACCTTTGCAGCGTTTCCACCGTCGTGCTGCACTGTATAATCCAGGAGTTCCTGCCATGACCAGGTCCTCGTGGCTGTATCCATATGGTGGTCGATATTGATAAGCCAGGTATATCACCAGCTTCATGTTGTGAAGCACTATTTTGTCCAGGAAATGGCGGCGGCCCTTTTTGAAAGCTTTCTGGTACCGTTCTATAATATCATCCGGCAGCACATCCAGATCCGCTACTTTTATTCCCATCATGCTCATAATGTTTTGACGGGATCCGGGGTCATATGTTCAAAAGGTTTTAATGTGTCCGGTCCCTGTCATATATAAAATCTTTTATTTTCACAAAAACATATGCAAGAAATAACGATCCCAACCCCAGTGTCCATATGAGCAATACCAGCAACAGCTGCAGCAGCAGCTGCAGCATTCCTCTCATAAAACTCCAAATACTTTTAAAAACACGCATAAACCCAGAATGGCGTTGATTACGCTGCCCAGTGTGCGCAGCACCTCCAGCTTGTGGTTGTGGTGGTCCAGCCAGATCTCCAATGGATCGCGCAACTTGGCCAGTTTATTCAGACGTTTCTTTTCCTTTTTACTCAGTTCTGGAACATTCCAATATTTTCTATATTTCATAATATGACATCTGTTACCACTGTGGAACAGCCCATTGTGGTGCTAATTGTTTCACCATCCTTTTTGCTTTCACAACCATATGACCGGTGAAAAGTGAGCAGTTGTTCTTTGAGTTGTTTGTTTTGTTTCTCTAGATCACCTATCAAATCATGCAGCCGTTGCAGTTCCTCCCCCATGTTCATATCTATATCTTATCTTATTCATCATATTATTCATCATATTATTATTATCAATCCATCCAGGAAAACGCATCTATTAGGGAGAAACGCCCCTCATGGAAAGACCTTTCTAATAGAGCGGTTTGTCTAATAGAGCAACGTTGCTCTAATAGAAACGAAATTATTATTATTATCTTATTATTACCTTCTGCTGGGGCTGGGATCGAACCAGCGACCAATGCATTAACAGTGCACCGCTCTACCTCTGAGCTACCCAGCAACTTACTGGGTATTTATAAAATTATTATATAGCGCAAGCTTTATAACTGTTTATCTTTTTAAAAGGTAATACCAAATTCAATGGTTTTATGCGGGCACCATTATCAAAATCATATACAAACTGGCTGGCTTTATCATTCATTTTGGCACCATAAACAACAATCTTGTTGCCTTCATATATACTAAGACTGGCATGACCAGGCAATATGCTGATATCAGCTATTTGCTTTTTATTGTTTTTGCATTTGCGCAGCATGCTGCGCGCAATTGCGCAATTTGCTGGATCATGTTGTTTGCCATTCTTTATATCACTTTTGGTTATTTTGAGTTTCATAAAAATATTTAACAATCTGAATATAATATTTTGGGAACAGGCAAAAAACGCAAAAAGCAGGATTTTGATAAGAATTAATATAAAAAAAATATATGAAAAATATAATAAAAAAAGGATCTGGGGGTGCGGATGGGCCAGTATTTGTAGAAAACAACGTCTATTAGAAACACATGTGTCTTATGGTATGACTTGTCTAATAGAGCAACTTGTCTAATAGAGCGACGCGATTCTAATAGAATCCTGACTATATTATTTGCAAAATCCTTCTTTCTTATATCCTA